GGTTGCCAGTTAGCGGAACCGGGCTCGAGGGCGAGCCGACCATGCTGTATGCCTGGTTGAACACCGAGAAACCGGTGATGTTCGTCGTAGCCGTAGCCGGCAGGATCGTGCCGCCCAGCGTGCGGTCATAGCCCGATGCCGGAGCAACGCTTTCCGAGATCGCCATGCCGCCCCACAGAGGGGACGTTGCGCTTTGCGAAACCGTGCCCGACACGAGTTCGTTGCGGATTGCCGGGTCGTCCATGAAGATGCCCTGGACATAACCCGCGCTCTGGATCGAGAACGAGCCTGCGGCGTTCGTCGTGCCATACGGGTTGAAGGGGACAGTGAATGCCATTTTTACCTTCCAGAAATTGAAAAAGCCCGCTCAGTGGCGGGCTTCGGAGTGGCGAAGAGAAGCCTTAGTGGCTCTTCTGAACGTTGATTCGACCTTTCGCGCGCGGTGCCCGGAAGTCATCCATCCAGTCGCTGGGCTTGCCGTAGAAGGTCGTAACGCGGTGGCCCGTGCCCGTATCCTTCGTCACCGCGCGCAGACCGCCTTCCGGCGAGCCGATCGGGCGGACCGCCGCTTCCATTGCATCGGCGTAGATCGCCGACTCAGCAATGTCGAACACCGATGCTTCGAGCTTCGACAGGTCCACGTCCTTCCACGCCTGGCTGTGCGACTTCATCGGAGCAGCGAGACGCTTGCGATACGACAACAGGTCTTCGCCATTCAGCGGGCGATGCGCCGACTTGCCGAACGCCGAGTAGATGCTGTCAGCCTTGGCTTGCGCATCGGCCATCGACGCGTAGTCGATGTCGCTCAAGGGCTTCGGCGTCAGTTGCGCCGTTTGCACGAGCATATGCTCGAGTTGGGCAACGCGATCGAGCAGGGCGCTTTCACGCTTCGCTGCATCAGCCTTTGCTTCTTCTTCCTTCGCTTCCGCCTTCAATTTCGCGGCCTCCGCTTCCTTTTCCTTGGCGTCATCGTCCGCTTTCTTCTCGTCCGAATATGCCTTCTTGTCGCCGATCGCGAGTTCTTCGGTCGGCATCCCGTCCGCCTTCTTCTCGCTCTTTTCGGCGTCGTACGAGTCCATGCGCTTCATCAGGGAATCGCACATGGTCATCAACTTGTCGTATTTGTCGGAATCGGCTTTCGCCTTTTCTTCTTCAGCGTCAGCCTTGGCTTTCGCTTCCGCGTCGGCCTTCGCACGCTCTTCGAGTTCTTTCGCCTCGGCGTCCGCCTTGGCCTTACGCTCTTCTTCGGTCATTTCAGGTTCCTGAACGTTAGTGGTGGATACGCCAGATGGCGACCTGCCTTTGTCCCACACGCCAACCTCGCAGATTGCGATATGGTCAAGCAGGATCGGGGTTCCCTCGATCAACAACTTCTGCCCACCGTCGAGGGTCGCGGTGGTGTTTTCAACATCGGGATTTCGGAATACGACGGAAGGCGACGTGGACAACTGCTCCTGTGACATCAGGGTCGCAGTTGCTTCGTCGTATATGCGTGCGATCGCCCAGACTTCATCGCCCTTGATATAGGGAAGCAAGACGGTGCCGACGACGCGCCTGTCGAACTCTTCAGAGTTAAGCGTCGCCTTCTCTGGATGGTCTACGATGACTGGCAGGCCATTGCAGCGCGCCAGGAATTCATCGTTCAGGTAATTCTCGGGCGGCCGATAGACGTACTCGTTGTCTTTCGATCGGAATGATGTTCCCGTCCCGGTAATGCGGATATCGAACAGCCACATGTTCCGGAAATACGTCGGAGATGGATACTCGCCGGCGATCATCTGCCGGGCCAACTCCGTTTCCGTCATGTGCGCTTTCTTGATCGCCTTGAATGCCTCGGACTCGAGCACGAACCGGCAGCCAGGATGAAGTGGTTCGGGCCATTGACCAATCGGCACCCACGCGAATCCATCGCTTTCATCGCTCTCAGCGACCTCGAATGGCCGGCACTCGTGATAGAACGTTGTGAATTCGACTGAGCCATCGTCGGACTTGCCAAGTTCGATCAACTTGTGCGGCTCGTACCCGGTTTCTTCTGAGGTCTCGCGGCGGGCGGCTTCTTCGGGTGTCTCGCCGGCCTCAATCTTGCCGCCTGCAAACGCCCACTCGCCAGGGTGATCGCCACCGTTGCCGCGGCGCAGGAACAGCACCTTGCCGTCAGCGATGATCAGCGTGCCGGCGGCTTTGATCTTGTCGGAGTCGGCCTTGCTCTTGCCGGCTTCATGCATGGCGATCGCGACTGCCTGCTTCTCCGGCTTTCCCGCAGCCCGTTCGATCTCAATGTTCTTGCTTATCGCCTCTTGCGATGAACCTTTTTCTAGTGGCATATCACTTCCTCATCGCAGCAATCTTGGCGCGGGCTTCGGCGAGAGACGACTCGCCAGCTTTGGTGAGCATTTCTGGGGGAAGGTCGCGGATGGCGTATATCCAGGTTGCCCAGCACCCGCAATAGACTTCTTCGCCAACCTTGGTGATGTCGTCGTAGTAGCCATCTGGACCGGGTTTGACCAGACCTTTCTCTTTGGCCCAACTGGAGCGCAGGAGATAGATATTCCCGTCGCGCTCACGATGATCCTTGCGAAATTGATAGCCCGGTTGCCGCCATTTGCTGTGCCATTTCATGGCGATTGCGCCACCGTCGACCGCGATGATCTCGTTCAATGCCGCCGTGAACTTGTGGCCCTGATCCGTGGCGCATCGCCTTTCCTCAAACGGGAGCGACGTGAGCGCTTTGCGGATGTTGTCCTTCACATCCTTGACGTCGACCGCGCGCGATCCGCCAGCTGGCACCGAAGATGCCCAGCCAGCGAAGCGCTGCGTCGTCTTCTCGACCATCTGCTGACGGTTGAGCTTGATCAGGTTGCGCGACACCATCAGGCGTCTATCCAACTCTCCGCGCAACTGCGGCTTCAGGCGATCAACCGTGAAACGACCGACGCCTTTGTGAGCCTTCAGAATCAGGCCATCGTCAATCAGGCGCTTGTAGATGCCGCCCAGCGTGCGGTTCAGTTCTTCGTTGAGAATGCTCTCGGGAACCAACGAATCAATCGCCGACTTGCGAATCCGATCAACCCATATCTGCAACTGTTCAGCGCTCTCGAACCCATGTTCCTCGTAGTAGCGGATTGCTTCGCTAACCACTTGGTAGAAGGATTGAGAGGCCATCAGATGTTGTGCGGTTTCGGTTCGCTGGGTTCCGGCTCAGGAGCGGGCGGCTCGTAATTCGCCAAGTCGTCGTAGTCCAGCACAAGCGGATTCGAAAACAACCGTTTCGATTCGTTGAGGTTGTTAGCGAAGAATTCGACGAGCCGCGCCTTATTGGCGGGATCGGCGACGGGCAGGAGAACTTCCAGTGCTGCGGTCAGCGCCTCAAACTTCACCTTCTCGACCTTCACGAGCTCGCTTTCCGGCTCTTCCATTAGCGACGGCCACGTCGCCTCGAAAGCGTTCTTCCACTGGTAGAACGCCGTCTCGTACTCGACGCCCTCATACTCAGGAACGGTAGCCTTGATCGTCTCGAAGAACTCCGGCGTCCACGCCAGCCTCATGACAATGTTGTCGAAGAACTGATAGAGCGGCTGAACCGTCTCGCGCTCGTGTTTGATGTAGCGAATCAGATCCTTCGCGTCTTCCGTGCCTTCGCCAAATCCCTCGGCATACGATTCCGAATTCAGCAACTTGGCCGGCTGTGGGACTGCGGTAGCAATGTCCTCAAGGATGTTTTTGCGAGCCGTCGTCAGCGCTCCATCGGCATTCAGCAGATTCAGCGTCTCAATCGCCTCTTCTGGCGTGATGTTGATGACATTGTTGGTCTGCGCTTCCTTGACAACGTTGCGTTTGATGCCCTGCAGAACGGCCATCGCGCGGTCAGCGATCGAGCCCGCTGGCTTCATCTTCGCCACGATCACGCCAACCTTGCGGCTTACCATGTCGTTGGCGATCATGGTTTGCACGTAGGACTTCAGCGGATAGAGTGCGCGTTGATAGACGGAACGGCCCGTGTAGCCGAAAGCCGTGTTCGTGTACTCGATATACAGCGGAGACTCGTTGAAGAAGACGAGCGAGCGGGAAGGGTGGTAGGCCTGTCCAGCGGCCGTCACCAACGTTGGCTTTTGGAAGTCCGGCGCGTTAGGGTCTTGATTCAGGACGAGCGACCCGGCCGTATTCAGCGGGTCAAGCGCATTGAAATACAGGCTGTCCGCGTACTTGGGCAACTCCTCGGGAGCAATCGGCTTGTCGGTATCAACGCCCTTCGCGCCGTATACAATGGCCGAAGCGCCGTAGATCTTCGCTAGACGCCAGGTGTTCGCGATGTAGATGTCGGCGTTGATCTCAGCCCATTTCCGCTCGAAGGCTTCGCGAACGCGTTCCTCAGGGCTGTTCGGGATGGAAATATCCCGCGCCTGCGACATTGCGATCTTGATCGGCTGATCGACGATTTTTCCGCCGAGGGGATGATACGCGTAGATGGTCTTCGCGAGGGCGTAGCTCGGCTGCTCACCCGGCACTATGTCTTCCGACATGAGCATTTCCATCAGGTTCGAAGACAACGCCGAACCCTGGATTGTGATTTCTGCCATGTGGATGAGAGTCGTCTAGAAGCCGTCGGCGCCGTTCAATCCAATGATGACGCCATACATGAAACCGTCCGCAAGGTCATCGGCGCGCTTCGCAGCGTCCTTATCGCCAATGCGATAGCCGACAACCTGGGATACGAGGTGATTTTTGGATTGGCCCTTGTAGTCCATCACCTTGTCATAGGCATGGGCCGAGAATTTGACTTCGCCGCGATATACAGCGCCGGAACTGGCCAAGGCGCGCCCATCCTTGCCAATGGCAGTTATGTCGCCGGCAATAGGCTCTGCCGGCAATCCGACGCGGGCGCAATATTGATTGAGCGTGATGCCGCTCGCCTTGTCTTCAATGAAAGTACCGATCGCACCATGGCGCGCTTTCGTCACTTGCGCCAAGTGCTCAAGATTGGCAAAGACATTGGGAAGCCACGTTGTCAACAGATCGGAGTTGATCTGCAGGATCTCCCAATCGAGAACGACCAGAGGGTGGCCAGTGTGCTTCGACAATGCGAAGTAGACTACAGCGGTCCCATCATTACCAGATCCATCTTTCATCGCAGAATCAACTACGGCGAACACGCCATCGCAATGAAGCGGATATTGAACGCCTTTTCCGTCGACGGTCAGCTTGTCGAGGCTAAAGAATGCGGCGCCTGAAAAGTCGGTGAAAAGCGCCTCGTATTCCTGCTGAAAAACGAGAGGGTGTGTTCTCTCGCGCTCTAACTCAAGTTCTTCAGCCGGAACGTATGGATTCGCCGCGGTAGGAGCGTGGTGCTGAGTGAATCCAAGCTTCGGATCGTTGCACGCCGCCCAGAAGAAGTTTTCTTCGTCAATGCCGTGCGGAGTCGAAAATACCCATGCGCCGCCGCGGCGAGTCAGGAGCGTAGGCTTGATTGCCCGCTCCCAGATCTGCTTCATCTGGCCATTCTTGGCGAATGCTGCCTCGTCCAACAGAACCCAGTCGTATTCCCGACCGCGCCCAGCCAACGGGTTGTCATTCACATGCCAGAAGTCAACCAATCCGCCAGTCGTTGTGCGGATCTCGCCGTCGACCTTGCTGGAGCGCCGCTTGATCGGCTGGAGAATTTGCACGATCTCATCGAACGGCTCGAGTAGCTGTTTATGCTCGGGCGTAAATATGCCGATCTTCTTGCCTTTGGCCGCACCGTTGGACGCCAAGGTGATGAGCAACTGCGTTTTCCCGAAGCGCCGCCCGCACCGAACGGCATTAAAGCGTCCGCGATCACGGTAGATTTGCGCCTGCCCACTGTGCAGAGTAGGGAGAATAATATCCGGCATAAGCAGAATCCACTTTCCCGCTTACGGCGCGGTCTCATTCCGTTTCTAATCTGGCATGCCGCCGAGAATATTTACATCGCTCTCGTTCTTTTCCGGTTCTTTCTTATCGCCGTAGTCAGCAGGAGCAATCTTCGATGCCCGCCAGCGATAGTGATGCGCAAGTTCTCGCGCGCGCTGTAGCTCAAACGGATCGCCCGCGAGTTCAATGCAGTCCTCGGCCTTCTCATCCCACGCCGAAGCGGCGTCTATCCTTGCCTCTCTCGCGCGCGCGGAACGGGCTTCATCGGCATCGATCCATCTTTTCAGTGCTGATCGAGCAATCCCCAGTTTCCGGGCGATCTTCGTGAACGTTTCGCCATTGAGCAATTCGTCACAGATAGACTCAATCCCAAATGATTCGAGGATTACCGGGACGTCGGCGGGAGGCTTCCTTTTCTTTGTCGCCATACCCTATATCGGGCATCGGCCCTTTCCTTTTAATTCACACGCCAAACGGGAATGGCACCGCCGGATTTGTTCTGCGCATTCGGATACGTCGCCGCGTGCGCCGGCAGACTCGCAGCATCCCAGACGGGGATTGCACCGCCGTTGACGCCTTGGTCACTCGGAAACGGGCCATTGCCGGTAGGTGCGCTCACTACGCGGACGGGAATCGCCCCTGATGCCTTCGACTGATCGTTTGGCCACGGGCCCGAACTTGGCTGCGCCACGAACACGACCGGAATCGCGCCGTTTGCGTTGCTCTGGACATTCGGCCACGGCCCGGAGGTGGGTTGGATGACGATGTAAACCGGGATGGCCGCCGACGCGGAATTCTGCTGATTCGGATAGGTCATCGCCGTCCATATAAGAAAGCCCCTACGGGCAAAGTCGCGTGAGCGATCTGAGGAGAAATTGGCCGGTGTTGTTTATGCGCCCGTTATCGACGCCTGGCAGAATCCGGCAACTGCCTTTTGGGGAGGGCTACTTTGTTGCTGACCGCGTGATCCGTAGAGGGCCATCGCCCGGCGCGTCGCTAATTTCGCCTTCGTGGTGGGTGACTGACCGGTAGGCCGAGTGGATGCGGCGGGGCCCGGCTTTCCTCTGCAATCACCCATCACGAAGACGCTACAGGCCGTAGCACGCCAGCGCCAAGCCGTCGTACCACACCGACCATTGGCGCGAGTACTGCGACCACAACCAAGCGTTGCGAGCACACGCATTCCAATACTGGCCGGCTAGGCAATACGCGTTCATGAGCATTTTCCTGCGCAATCGCGGCGAAGGGCTGAATGTTTGTGCGCTATCGTGCGCGTTATCCCGAGCACAATCGGC